GGACATCTCCGCGTCGGCAGTCGAGTCTACTATTGCCCGAAGATGGCCGGCCGTCGCGACCGTGTCGTCCTCGTGTGCCCCAGTGGAGAGGTACGCACGCGGGGCGGGTTTAAACACCTCGGATGGCTGCGCGAACTGCACGCCGTGCCCTATGGGCAGAACGTTCCGGCTCACCTTCGAGCCGGACGCGAAGCGGGAGGCTCGTAATGGTGCAGCCGATTGTTGGCCGTGTTGCTGCTCTCTACGTGCAGACCGGAGGGACGTACTTTGATTTGCCGCACGTTGACCCGTGGGACAAACGAAGAGACGCAAGGAAGTACGCTGGGCCGCATCCTGTGGTCGCGCATCCCCCATGCCAGCGATGGGGCAAGTTCTGGTTTGGGTGTCCGTTGACGGTCAAGCGTACCGGCGTCCGCAAGGTGAAGGGGGATGATGGTGGGTGTTTTGATTCCGCGCTGGACGCCGTGCGCTTGTGGGGCGGCATCTTGGAACACCCGTGGGGGAGCCACGCATGGCCGCACTTCGGCCTTGCCGTCCCGCCACGCGAAGGCGGCTGGATCGCGGCCGACAAATGGGGGTGGACGTGTTGCGTTGAACAAGGGCAGTACGGACACTACGCCCGTAAGCCGACACTTCTGTACGCAGTTGGGACGGAGTTGCCGGAACTGCGATGGGGCAAGACCGAAGCGCAGTACGACCCGGAAGTGGTTGCACGGATGGGTTTGAAACGGGCAAAGCGTTTGGGGGAAGTCGGGGCGCGTGGCGGCGGAAAGAACAGCACGCCGCGGATACACACGCCGGTTGAGTTCCGTGACCTGCTGTTGCGGATTGCTGATACGGCCAACAAGGCAATATCAAAACACGAGCACTAACGGCTTATGCGGAATTGGCGTAAATGGCGGGAGGGTAAGGAGCTGCGCAGCCGGCGGGCCAGCTATGCGGCACAGTGCCGCTGGGCGCGGCATCACGCGGATGCGCCCAAAAGGGATACGCGTAAAATCGTGATTGAAATCCGCGACACCCACCGGCCAACACAGTTGATTCGCGCGGAGCAGTGCGAAACCACCGACGGCCGCTGGAGCAGGTGGAAAATTGCGGGTTGCGGTTGCCGTCCGGTGGCGACCAGCGGCCTGGGACGGCTGATTGCGGAGGCGCTGAGGTAATGGGCAGGACGGTGGAATTGCATCCTTTCTTGCCGGCGCCGGGCTGGGAGGCGGTGGCCGAGGAGGCCCGGCGGCGGGGTTGCAGCCAGGCGGCGGCGTTCCACGCGCTGCTGGAAAACCGCCGCCAGGTGATCGAGGCGGAGACGGCCGATCCGCTGCGCTGCGGGTACGAGCCGCCGATCTGGCATGTGTGCGATGCCCTGCTGGGCTTTGAGTTCTGCAACGAGGATTTTTCCAGGCATATCCGCGGGCGCTTCGATATGGGATGGGAGGAGTGGGCGGCGGCAATGCGCCGCCGGCTGGGTTTTGCCCACCCGGTCCAGCAGCTTTTGATCATGGGGTGCAACCGCAGCTCCAAGAGCGAGTATGCCGCCAAGCGCGGACAGCTGGTGCTGACGACCAAGGCGGGGGCGCGGGTGTATCCCTTCCACATGAGTAACCCGCGCAGCGTGCGCGAGCAGCAGCCGCTTTTCTGGAAGTATATGCCGCCGGAGTGGCGCGTGCAGACGGCCAGTACCGAGGAGTATATCAAGTATAAGAAGAAGACGGGCTTTTCTGAGAATAGCTTTATCAATCCGATCGGCGGGGAGTGCATGTTCCTCAATTACATGCAGGACCGCGATACCGCCCTGGAAGGGCTGGAGGCCGACCTGATGCTGCCCGATGAACTCGTGCCGCCGGACTGGGTGGAGACGATGGCTTACCGCCTGGCTACGCGCCACGGGCGCATGGTGGTGACGTTTACACCGATTAACGGCTACACCCCCACGGTCAAAATCTTCCAGGACAGCGCCGAGGCGGTGCGGGAGAGCGTGGGCTTTATGCTGCCCAGGGACGGCGGCGATCCGCTGCCGCATTGCGCCCTGGGGCTGGACGAGCGGGAGTATGCGGAGGTGCAGACCGCCGAGGAGGATAAGCGCGCCGCGCAGGCGCCGCATTCGCGGCCGGAGGATTGCAGCGCCTGGCTGGAGGAGGAGGACGATGGCGCCGGGGCGCGGCCCGCCCACCGGCCCTTCGGCTACGGCAACGCGCAGCCGCCGGCGCCTGAGGGCCGGCGCTTCGAGATGATGCCGCGCGTCTTGCGCTGCGTGGACCCGCGTAAGGCGGTGGTGTTCTTCCACGCCTGCGATAATCCCTACGGGAACACCAAGGAGGTTATCGCCGAGGCCTTGCAGAAGGGCCGCGAGGAAATCCGCGTGCGCGTCTACGGCAAGGCCGAGCGCACCACCAGTTGCCGGTTTCCCAAGTTCAGCGTGCGGGTGCACCGCCTGAGCGCGGCGGCCGTTCCCGAGGAGGGTACAAACTGGATGCTGCTGGACCCGGCCAGCGACCGCAACTTCTTCCTGACGTGGATCCGCGGGACGCCGGAGGGCAGCTATGTGTACCGCGAGTGGCCCGGCACCGACGAAATCCCCGGCGTGGGGATCCCCGACCCCTGGGCGGTGCCCAGCGGCAAGAAGGAGGGGCGCAACGACGGCGAGCGGGGCCGCGGGCAGGACAGCCTGGGCTGGGGACTGCTGCGCTACAAGTTCGAGATCGCCCGCCTGGAACGCTGGGAGGACTACAAGCAATGGCTGCTGAGGCAGCCCGGCGACGAGGAGGCCAAGTTGCGCGCCATCCTGGACCAGGCGCTTTATCCCAGCGACGAGGAACTGGCGGCCTGGGATGAGTTTCACGGCGCCGAGGAGGTGATGGAGGGGCGCGTGGTGGACTCGCGGGCGGCCAGCACCCCGCGCGTGGAGCACGACCGCCCCGTGACGCTTTTTGAGGATCTGCTGGATTTGGGTATGGATTTTGACCTTTCCCCCGGCATATCGGTGGACGACGGGGTGGCCAAGGTGAATACGGCGCTTGATTATGCGCAGGACGAGCACCTGAGCTTTAGCAACCGCCCGCACCTGTATGTGAGCGAGCGCTGCCCCAACACCACCTATGCGCTGGAGAACTGGCTGGGGGTGGACGGGCAAAGCGGCGCATCCAAGGACCCCATCGATAACCTGCGCTATTACTACGGCAAGGAGTGCGGTTTTGTGGAGCCGGGCAGCTACGGGCCGCGCGGAGGGTTTTATTACGGGAGAGGATCGCAGCGCGCGCGGCGCACGCCGGGCTATGGCCGGCCCGCTCCGGCGCGGCGCAGCCGCATGAAACGCGCCAGGCTGAACCTGGGCAGATAGGAGGAGCGATGAAGGAGAGGGTTGCCGAGCGGAGGGCACGGAAGATTATCGGCAAATTGCGGGAGCTGGGCTTGCACCCGACGCGCCTGGAGGACTCCCGGCTGCTTCTGATTGATAAGTGCGGGGCCGAGACCCTGCGCGAAATTCGCCGACTGAGCGGGCCAGCCCCGTACCCTGCGCATTGCCCGGAGTGCGGCCAGCTTTTGCCCCGCCGCCAGGGTAAGGGATGGCCGGCGCCGGGAAGGAGGCCTTTTTGATGCAGTGCGACATCCCCGACCAGGTGTTTGTGAGCTGGGGACAGATTGTGGATTCCAACGCCGGGATAAGCCGCTATGACCTGGCCAAGGCCGTGCGGGCCGGCGCGGTGACCCGCCACCGGTTTCCCGGCTGCCGGCGGGCGAAGTACCGGCGGGAGGAGATCGTGCGGGTGTTCGGGTTGGAGGGGAGAGAGGCAGATTGATTGAACAGAAGGCAGCGAAGGGAGCAAAGGAGAAATAATGCCGACGAAGATTGAATGGACACAGGAAACATGGAACCCCATCACGGGGTGCAGCCCCGTTTCTGAGGGGTGCCGCAACTGCTATGCGCGGCGCATGGCCACGCGCCTGGCGGGACGCTGCGGTTACCCCCGGGATAATCCCTTTGCGGTGAACTGGCGCGGGGGCTGGCAGCCGCCGGGCCGCGACTGGCCGGTGATCGAGCAGCCCGCGCACTGGAAGAAGCCGCGCATGGTGTTTGTGGGTTCGATGGGAGACCTTTTCCATGAGGACGTGCCTGAGCACTGGATCGATCGAGTGTTTTGTATGATGACCAGTCCCCATTGCGGTGCTAACCACCACACCTACCTGCTTTTGACCAAGCGCCCACAGCGGATATATGCGGACGGGCAGGTGCAGCGCTTCCGGAAATGGCGCAATATCTGGCTGGGGGTGACCGCGGAGAACCACGTGGAGGCCTGCGAGCGTATACCCTGGCTTTTGCAGATCCCCGCGGCAGTGCGGTTTGTGAGCGTGGAGCCGATGCTGGGGCCGGTGAAGATGAGGCGCAGCGTGCTCACGTGCGGTGCGGGCGTGGGCAGTGTGCCAAGCGGCCCGCCCTACTACCGCGACGAGAACTGGCTCACGGGCTATGTGGGTAATTCAGACCACAAGGGGAAAGGTGCGGGATTTTGTGATGGAGGGCGGCTTGACTGGGTGATTGCAGGTCCCGAGACCGGGCCCGGCGCCAGGCCGTGCGATCCGCGGTGGATCGAGGACCTGGCCCTGCAGTGCGACCAGGCCAAAGTGCCGTTCTTCGACAAGCGCAAATCCGGATGGATCAAGAGGCAGTGGCCGAAGGCGCATGAGCCGAACGCTGGCGGTGAGTTTCGGCGCGGTAGCGACGATATCGTCGATGTTCTGGTTGGGCTCGCCCCCTGCCAGAACGGAAAGGATAGCAAGATGGGAATGCGAGAACTCGAAGGCGCGATTGCAAACGAACTGCGCGAGATCGTCGGCAAGCGGTCGATCC